AAACTTATGGTTACGGTTGGGGTACTAGTACATGGGGAACAGTAGGATGGGGTGTAGGCAGTACCTCTCCTAGTGTTATTTTAGATCCAGGTAACTGGAGTTTAGATAATTTTGGTCAACAATTAATTGCAACTATTAAAAATGGTAAAACTTTTGTTTGGGATCCAGGAACTACCAGTCCCTTATTAACTACTAGAGCAACAATAATGACAGGGGCACCTACTGCATCCATACTTACTATTGTATCAGACAGAGATAGACACGTTGTGCATTTTGGAACAGAAACAATTATAGGAGATACTACCTCACAAGATCCGATGTTTATTCGTTTCTCTGATCAAGAAGACTATGAAGTATATCAACCTACTTCTATTAATACTGCAGGAACTTTTAGATTAGATACTGGAAATAAAATTGTAGCCGCTATTTCAGGTAAAGATTATAATTTAATTTTAACAGATACCGCAGCTTATACCATGCAATTTGTAGGACCTCCTTTTACTTTTTCTATAAGACAAGTTGGATCTAATTGTGGTTGCATAGGACAACATGCTGCCGTGTATGCGGATGGTGCTGTATTTTGGATGGGTACAGGAGGAGGGTTTTTTAAATTTGATGGTACGGTAAAACTACTACCTTCCTTAGTAGAAGATTTTGTGTTTGCTACTACAGGAGATAATTTAGGCGTTAATTATTCTTCTAATGAAATTATTTATGGAGAGCATAATTCTTTGTTTAATGAAATAATTTGGTTCTATCCTTCAGGTAAACCTTTAACTAGTCCATCGGTTCAAAACAATAGGTCAGTTGTTTATAACTATGTGGAAAATGTTTGGTCGGTAATGTCTTTAGCTAGAAGTAGTTATGAGGATGCATCTACTTATGATAAACCTTATGCAACAGAATATAATGCAACAGCTATTCCTACTGCAACTAATTTAAGTGGTGCTACTAATACATTTGGTGCTTCTGTTTTTTATGAACATGAAACAGGTGTTAATGAGGTTGAATTAAACGGTACACAAAATGCAATACCCGCTTATATACAATCGGGAGATTTTGATATAGCTCTTGAAGGTGATGGAGAATATTTAATGAGAATATCTAGGTTTTTTCCTGATTTTAAAAATTTAGAAGGTAATGCAATCATTACTATTTTTTTAAAAGATTTTCCAACAAATACTGGAGCCTCTTCTTTATTGGGACCTTTTACTATAAACTCAAGTACAGAAAAAGTAGATACTAGAGCTAGAGGACGCTTTGCTAATTTAAAAATTGAAAACGTTGGTATAAATGAAAACTGGAGATTTGGAACTTTTAGAGCAGATGTAAATCCAGATGGTAGAAGATAATGGCTAAGATAAACGTATACGTACCTGAACCACCACAAGAATATACTACAGAAGGGTTTAGACAAATTAACCAGGCTCTTGGAACTATTGAAAATCAACTAAACACTTCTTTTCAACAAGACTTGAAAAATGAACAAGATACGTTTAATTATTTTATGCAATGACAATTAGATACAAAAGCGATACATTTGATTTAACAACGACCAATGCTACAACTATTTTAACTTGTCCTAGTGATGCAACTATTATTGCTAAATCATTACAGATATCTCATCAAGCTGGAGGTAGTATAGACGTTGATGTATTTTTAGAAAAATCTGGTGGTTCTCCTGTTGATATAGCTCATTTCAGTTTGTCTGCTGGTTTTGATAATTTTATTAAAGCAAGTCTAAACATGGAGGCGGATGATATACTAAAAGTGCAAGCCAATACTTCTAACGCAGTTACGGGTGTTGTAAGTTACGCTCTTATAGATAGATCACAGGAAAATGGCTAAACAAAAGTTTACTCATTTTGTACCTAGACCAAAACCTAGGAAGCGACCAGGTCGTCACAAAAAAAGACTTAACAAAAATGAAAAAAGAAGTTATAAGAGTTATAATAAACAAGGAAGAATATGACAAAAACAATAATAATAAATGGTGAAGAAGTTCCAGTTTTACCTGCGAAATCGGAAGAAGAAATAATAAATAAGAGAACGCAAAAAAAATACGCATCTAAAGAAGAATTTGATAAAGATGTAGCAGATAACAATACTGATACTACGGAACAAGATTTACAAGTTAATCAAAAAATAACAGTTGCATCTTTACAAGTATTTGGTAAAACCAAATAATGCTCCCCATCGGTGGTTCAGAATTACAAGAAAAACTACTTTACAAGTATGTTGATAATACATTACTTGGAGAATTTGAAATAACTATTTCTGTTCCAGAAAAAAAACCTTTATCAGATCACAAAATTAATATTCTTTGGGTTCAAAATTCTTACGATCAACCTAATTTAATTGAATGGTTTAAAAATAAAGATAATCATAAAAAATATTCTTGGTATGTGTTTAACAGTCATTGGTGTTATGAAAAATTTAGAATGACTTATAATTTACCAACTCATCGTTGTGCAGTAATAAAAAATGCAATTGAACATTTTCCAGAAATTAAAAAACATAATAAAGATGATGAAATTAAAATGATATTTCACCCTACTCCATGGCGAGGATTAAATGTTATTTTAGGAGCTATGCAATTAATTAAAAAAGATAATATTACTTTAGATGTATATTCTAGCACTCAAATTTATGGAGATCGTTTTAAGGAACAAAATGACGATGAATACAAATCTTTATATAATCAAGCAGAAAAATTAAAAAATGTAAATTATAAAGGTTGGCATGATAATGATTATATAACTAAAAATATTTCTAATTATAAAATATTTCCCTATTCAAATATATGGGAAGAAACTTCATGTATATCTGCTATTGAAGCATTAGGTGCAGGACTTCACATGATATCTACAAACTACGGTGCTTTATTTGAAACTTGTAGTGAGTGGCCTGTATATGTTCAATACGATAATAATTATAAAAATTTAGCTACTTGTTTTGCATATGCAATAGAAGGAGTAACTGATTATTTACATACAGACAATATGCATGATTACTTAAAAAAACAAAGAGATTTTTATGAAAGATTTTATAATTGGAAATTTAGAAAAAATGAGTGGACTAACTTTTTATCAGGAGTATTAGATGAACATAAACAATAATGATCCTATTTGGTTCGATGAAATAGAGCAAACAACTGAAACAAAAAATTTAAAAATAATGGTGGCAACTCCTTGTCATTCAGAAATGTCCATACATTATGTTCAGTCTGTATTAGAATTACAGAAAATGTGTTTTAAAAAACAAATACCTGTTGAGTTTAGAATGTTTAAATCTTCTTTAGTAACACAAGGTAGAAATTTAAGTGTGGCCTCATTTTTATCTAAGAATTTTTCTCATATGTTGTTTATTGATTCGGACATTGCATTTCAACCAGAAAGTTTACTTAAATTATTAAAAGCAGATAAACCTATTATATCTATTCCTTATCCTTTAAAAGATATGTGCTGGGATAAAGCATATGGTATGCTACAAAAAGATAGAATTAAATCATTAGAAGATTTACAATATAAAAGTCTGTATAGGTATCCAATGAAAGTTGCTGATAATAATAATATAAAGATTAAATCTGGAGTAATAGAGGTTACTCATTCGCCTACAGGATTCATGTTAATTAAGAAAGAAACTATTAATGAGATGATTGAGAAATATCCAAATCTTAAAATTGAACAAGATACTTTAATGAATGGTAAACATAAAAAAATAGAGCATATGTGGAATTTTTTTGACACTCTTCATGACCCTAAAACAAAGACTTATCTAGGGGAAGATTTTGCTTTTTGTAAGCGATGGAACGATATAGGGGGCAAATGTTATGCCTATATTCTTGACAAGATTACTCATGTGGGGGAACATCAGTATACTGGTAGATTTGCCGATGAGTTGATACATGTCGATAAATAAGATAAAATCTTAAAAAATAGGAAAAATTTTTAAATATGGCAAACCCTTTAGCAATAGCATTAGCATTATATGGTGGCTACAAAGGCTACAAAGCAGGCAAAGAAAGAGGCGGTACACTAGGTGGTATCGTTGGTGGTGCATTAGGTGCTGCTGGTGGTTTTTACGGTGGTCAATATCTAGGTGGTAAACTTGGTATGTCTGCGGTACCAGGAACACAAGGATTTACAAATACAATGATGAAACCTTTTGCAGGTTTTGGAGGTAGAGTACCTGTCGATCCTGGAATGGCAACAGAATCAATTTATGCTGGAGGAAATTTACCTCAAATTCCAGAAGCACAAGCTTTAGGAATTGGAAATGCTCCTCCTACAACTTTTGCAGGTAAAGCTATGCAATTTGCAAAAACACCTATGGGTTTAGGTACAATTGCAGGATTAGGTGCGTATGCATCTGGTGCATTTAAACCTGAACCATATCAAAGAATGCAATTTACTTACAACATGGCTTACCCAGAATTATATAGAAGCAGAAAATTTTTTGTTCAAGATCCTGTAACAGGTCAAACTGTTGAGCAACCTAAATTAGATTACATACCAGAAGAAAATAAAAAATATGCTGGTGATGATACTTTTGGCCCTTATGGTTATGCTATGAAAACTATGAACACAGGTGGTTTAGTAGAAATAGCAAAGTTTAATGAAGGTGGAATGCCAGTTAAATCAACTCATGATGAAAATGATTTTAATAATTACAAAAGAGCAAACGGCTATGTTGCAGATCATACAGATGGAGCTAACAAAGACGAAGATACAATCTTAGCACAACTAGCAGATGGTGAATTTGTAACAAGAACAGATGGAATTTTAGGTGCTGGTATATTAATGGGAGCAAGTCCTAATGATGAAAAAGCAATGAGAAAAAAAGGTGCTGAGTTTTTCTACGATCAACAAAAGAAAATGAAAAGATTATATGACTTATTCAACAGCAAAAAAGCCGTTAACTAAAATTGGTGTTGATGTTATGCCCATCAAAAAAGATGAGGTAGACAGATACTGGGATTTATTAAAACTTATGGTTATGCAAGGGTTAAGACACTCTGGTGATCTATTAAGTGAAGCAGATTTAAAAGAAGATATTAAACAAGGCTTTATGCAATTGTTTATTATGTTTGGTTCTTTAGACGGGTATGAAAGTAAAGTGTACGGTGTTTTCGTTACACGGATCACGGATCACGCACAAAAGAGACAATGCGAAGTAATCCTTTTAGCGGGTAAAGATAGAGAACATTGGGAAGACCAAGTTACTTTAACTATAGAAGAGTTAGCAAGAGCCAATCGATGTGATAGAATAGCTATTCTAGCTAGACCTGGTTGGAAAAAACTAGGGGATAGACATGGTTATAAAATGAAAAATATAGAATTTGTAAAGGAGATTAAATAATGGGATCAATCATTGGCGGTGGCGGCGGAGGCGGAGGGCCTGCTCCAGATACTACCACTCAATTTATAAGAGAAGCTCCAGGTATTGAAGAACGTAAACTAGAGTTAATGGATCTTGCTCGTCAAACAGCACAATCTCCAATCTCTATTCCCGATATACAAGTACAAGGTTTATCTCCATTAGAACAAGCTGCCATAACACAAGCAGGACAAACTGGTGTAGGTGCGGGTGCTGTAGGACAAGCTATAACTGGAACCCAAGCAGCAATGGGAGCTCCTAATATTTCACAATTTTACAATCCTTATCAATCCTATGTGCTAGATGAAATTAACAGACAATCTGCTATGAGACAAAATGTACTTGCAGGACAAGCAGTGGGTGCAGGAGCATTCGGTGGTGGAAGACAAGGTATTCAAACTGCAGAAGAAGAAAGAGCAAGACTAGGTCAACTAGGTCAAGCACAAGCTGTAGGTTTCCAATCTGCATTACAGGCTGCTCAACAACAACAAGCAGCACAAAGAGCAGGTTCAGCACAATTAGGAACTCTTGGTCAATTACAACAAGAGATGGCTGGTACAGATATCTCAAGACAAATTACTGCTGGCGGTTTACAAAGACAATTAGGTCAAGCTCAATTAGATGCTTCAAGACAAACACAATTACAAAGATCTGCAGAGCCTTTACAAAGATTAGAATTTTTATCAAACATTTATGCTGCAGGGCCTAAATCAACTTCTGGTATCACTGCTGCAACATTACCTCAATCATCACCATTAGCACAATCTATTGGTACAGGTTTAGGAGTTGCACAAGCATATCAAGGTATGCAAAATCCTGCTGCCCAAACAACTTTAGCAAAATTTAACGAAGGTGGGATAGTAAATGCTTTGGAAATAAAAAAGTATAAAACGGGTGGTTCCGTATCCGATGATGATGATGAATCAGCTGATTTATTAAACGATGAATATACTGGTTCAGTACCACAATACATATCACCTGAACAAAGAAGTAATTTAATGTTAAGACCATTAACTTCTCAACTATTACAAGCTACAAGAAGACCAGGACAATCAGAAGCTTCAGCAGTAGCTGGTGCATTAGGTAGAGGTTTAGAAGGTCAACAAGATACAGCATTACAATTAACAAAATACGATGCAGCTGTTAAAGCAGCACAAGAAAAAGCAAAAGGTAGTAAAGCAGATCTTCCAACTGCTTTTGGTGCAATTACAGGAGCACAATTAGGTACAGGAGATCCTGATGATGAATTTTTTGGAGAAGTAGAAATAGGGACAGGGAGAGTTGTGGGTCAACCTCAAAAAACTTATGATTCATCTGAAGAAGCAGGTAAAATTAGAAAAGCTTTTGACGACAGAAAAATATCAAAAACAGATAGTGCATTAAGAGATTTAGAATCATATATTCAAAAATTAGCTAGTGCGGGTAAAGGTGGAGATTTACCAGGAGTTGGTTTTTTTGGTGGAAGAAGTCCAATTACAAGCACAGAAGGTAGAACTTTAAGAGCTAAACTAGCAACATTTCAAAACATTGTCTTAAAAGAAAGATCTGGTGCTGCGGTTACTGAAAATGAATTACTCAGAATTGTA